CGTTATAGAAGCAGTTTAAAATAAATACAATATGGGTAGGCTACCCGAGTAATTGTTCGTATATTCACGGTGTTATTGAGTTAAGGCCAATAGCGTTAAATTTAAAAAAATAAAGGTTATGTTAAAAAATTTTAAAAATGGTTATCAAGTTAGTGGTTCAAGTGCAATCGCTAAAGAAGAACGAAATGATTGCGTGGTTAGAGCCATTGCAAATGCCTGTGACGTGAATTATGATCAAGCACATAAGTATTGTGTTGAGACATTCGATCGTAAGAAAGGTAAAGGCACACAATTATTCACCACATTGTTAAAAACGAATACTGAAATGGTATTTGACAATGTAGGTCAATTAAGTCTATTTGAAGATGGTGTTAAACGTACTGTTAAGCACCTAGGTGATATGCCTAAATTGGGGGGTAAATTAAAAAACCCAAAATACAAACACAAGCCCGTTGCTTATACCGTAAAGGAATTCGCACAGCGATTTAATAAAGGCAATTACATTATATCCGTAGCCAAACATGCATTAGCAATTAAAGATGGTGTGGTGGTAGATAATGGTAATTACCAGGTCGGTGGATATAGACGACCAGTAGCATCAGCGTTTATGGTGGCATAACCTAAATTACATATTAATTACTATGAACGTTGTGAGTACCTGCCCCGTATGGGGTGGGTACTTCCGTCGTACGTAATTCATATAGCGGTGGAGGGTAATACGATGGTGGTATAGATGGTTGGCGGCGGTACGCCATACGCGGTATGTACTTAATACCCACGGGCGCCGATATCCGTCGATGCGTGGATACGCGAAAAAGGGGTGTAGCCACCTTAAGATATCGACTACCACCCTAACCCATCGAGGGTATATACTTATCTACTTAACCCCCACAATGGGGGAATTTTTCCAACTTACCCCCTTCACCGTCGTTTTCAAAGTATGTGGATTCTTTTTTTTAATAAATTTTTAATCAAGGGCAAAGAGTATATACATGATGGTAACTGAGATAAATTTCTTCACCGACGTAGCAGTCGTTTCTCTGTTCTTTTTTTAAAGGTAATGCACCGGAGACTTGGCTACCACAGGAAGCATTCGTATATTTACAGGGTAAATGAGGCGATAATGCCGGTAATTAAAAAATAAAGGTTATATTATGACAAAGCAAGAAGTTCAAAAATTTAGAGGAGATTTTCAGCAAGCAGTTGCTCAATTAGAAAAGCAGTATGGTGTTAACATTTCATTAGGTACTATTCGTTTTGATGTTAATGGTTTAAGTGCAAAGATGAAAGCAGAAAAAGGTGAGCAGATTATTCGCTCAACTAAAAATGATTTTATGGTTGGAGATATCGTTAGTATTAATCATAAGAAGGTTAATCCTAATGATGAATTTGAGGTAATTAAAATCAATGCTAAGAATATTAAAGTTAGAGCTATTAATGTTGGTGTAGGTCAAGTTGGTGGTTTATTTACAGTTACTCCCGGTTTATTAATTAAAAAATAATTAAGAATAATGCACAGGAGACTTGGCTTAGCCAGGGAGCGTTCGTATATTCACGGTATATTAATAATTACAAATAAATAAAAGTTATGTTAAATTTAGAAACCACAAAATTCATGTCAAACGAGGAGATTAAATCAATTGCTCCTTCAGTATTCACAACCACTTCAACGGATAATGTCTCTAAACATTATACCCACATTCCAACAACAAAAGTAATCGATGATATGAGATTATTAGGATGGGATGTTGTTGATGCTAAAGAGGTAAGAGCTAGAAAATCTGTTGGTTTTCAAAAGCACTTAGTTGTATTCCGCAACCCAGATGTTGTTATTAATGGAGATGATGGTGATACAGTTTTCCCACAAATCCTATTGACAAATTCTCACGATGGTAAAAATGCATTTACCTTCACAGCAGGTCTATTTAGAATGATTTGCGAGAATGGATTAGTTATTTCAACCGAGCAATTTGAAGATGTTAAGATGAGACATATGGGTTATACATTCGAGGATCTCCAGATTAATATTCGTGAGATGGTTGCTCGTTTACCTTTAACTGTTGAGTCTATGAATACGATGAAGCAGATTGAACTTGGAGAAGAGCAAGCACTTGAATTTGCTAAAAAAGCACTTGAAACTCGTTTTGACGAATTACAAATGACTCGAATTAAGGTTGATTTGAAAGATCTACTTGCCCCAACTCGTAGAGAGGACAAAGGATCCGATTTATGGAGTGTATTTAATGTAGTACAAGAAAAACTACTTGGTGGTGGTTTTGATTACATTAGTGGAACGAAATCTCGTAAAGCACGTCGTGTTAAGAATTTCAAGCAAGATCAAAAGATCAATCAAGATTTATTTTCATTAGCCTTAGAATACGCTAATTAATGTTTCTCGAACCCACAACTCGAGTTTGGATTAACGGAACGTTTGATGTCGTCCACCTAGGACACATCAAACTATTCCAGCTCGGAAAAAACCAATTGGAATTTCCACATAATAAAACTAATGTACGGGTGGGAATTGATGATGATATTCGAGTTCAGTCGATGAAGGGTCCCAATCGACCAATCAATTCCCTATCTAATAGGATTGAATTCCTAAAGTCAATTCGTTTCGTAGATGAAGTAGTTCATTTTTCATCTGACGACGAGTTACGCGCAAAAATACGCGAGTATTCGCCTCATATAATGTGTATAGGCGAGGAGTACCGTGGACGCACCATAATCGGTGAAGAATTTGTTCAACGCGTTATTTACGTTGAGAAATTTCTTGATCTTTCTACTACTACAATTGTAAGTGGTGGGTAGTATATACGTATTGATGTATGATAGAATGTAATAGAGAAACTTTTCGAGGAGACTATGGATAGAATTACCAAAAACGAAGCTAAACAATATATCTCATGTAATGAGGATTTTACCTCACATGGTATTGAAAATGCTCAATATTTTACTTTAACCCCTTCTCCTTTAGGGGATGGTTGGGAAGATGTTACTTACTATACTGCTAGAAACTCTACTATATATGCTAATAGAGATGGGGAGTATGATAGTTGGGTTTATATTATGTCTAATCCTACTATGCCCGGTTATTATAAAATTGGGTATACTAAGAAAAATCCTGATGAACGTGCTAAACAAATTTCTAATGCTACGGGAGTAATTGTTCCTATGAAAGTTGAGTGGGCTTTTAATTGCTATAATGGGTTTGCCCTTGAACAAGAATGTCATCATAAATTAGAAATGTATAGGGTAAATAATAATAGAGAATTTTTTCAAATGCCCTTAGATGAAGCAAAACAAACTATTGAAGAATTAGGTAAACGTTATATATGAAAAATTATAAATTTTCAGCTTCCACTTCGTTTTTTAAACGGGGGGACTTCGTACAACAGATGTACAAACAACTTTTAGATCAAACTCATACTAATTGGGAGTGGATTGTTACTGATGATTTTAGTGATGATTTAAATGCTGAGGAGGAACTTAGGGAGATATGTGCAAAAGATTCTAGGGTTAAATACTTTTACCAAGAATTTAAAATGCAGTTGTTTTTTAACCCTCAACTTGGTTGTACAGGTGATATTATTTTGCAAACAGATAGTGATGATATTATTTCTCCTAAATTAATGGAGCAATATAATTATTGGTTTAACAAAAAACCAGAGGTTTATGGTATGAGTTGTGGGTATTCCACTAAAGAAGGTATTGATTACCCATCACTTGTAGGTAAGTGGGTTACGGAATCTAATTACGATCTTAAAGAACAAACTAAAGTTGAGTCTATGACGATGGGGAGAGCTTGGAGAAATGTCATCCCACATTTTGAATCTGAAGGGTTTAAATGGTATCAAAATGATACTAATATTTTACGTCATGTAGAAAATGTTGGGAAGTGGTTTTGGCTTCCCAGAGTTTTATATTGGTATAACCACACTCCAGATTCTTTTTCTAAAGCACCCTATACAGAACAACAACAAATTGAAATTGAGGATGAAAGGCAAATAATTGAAAATAGATTTCCAAAACTAAATGAGGGGGAAGAATGTACTTTTATAACAGATTATCTTCCGATATTAGATAAATTAGCTGTTTTTTATGAAAGTGATGATATCCATTTTGCTAAAAATAAACAATCAGTAAACTATGTAGATCCTAACATACAAACGTGGGAAAAACAACTCATTCGGGAAGTTTATTGGGATTTTGATATTAAGTTTAATGATTTTGCAAGTGGTCAACATTATGATGAATTGATTATGAATTTAACTCCTAAAAATTGGGATATTTTAGACTCAATTATCGAAAAATTGAGAATCCATTACCCACAAAGGATGTTAAGAATGTTTACTAAAACAAAATATTTTGGGGCTTCTGATTTTGATTCTAAATTTGGTTTTTATATTTGGAATATTACTGAGGATGAAGGATTTGTAAAGATATATTTATAAACCCCCAAGTAGTATAATATTTATAATAAAATCACACTATGGCAAGCTATTCTCAAGAACAACTTTATGGAGCAGGAACCCCAATTGAAGCAATAACGGGTAATGTTACTTTTACTTTTACAAGTACAAATACTGGTTCTTCATATTTTACAATGGAAACCTTAAGAAATTCGGATAGTTATTATAATTCATCAAGTCCTACTAATGCTATTGGAAGTTATTCTTCTTTTAGTGGGATTAGTGAGGATACTTTAATAACATCCTCTTATATAGCCTCTGTAGTAGTCCCTCCTGGGGTTAGTTTTTTTGATTTTAATCCTACTACTAATATAGCTATAAGTTCTTCATTTTTAAGAGCAACTGGTGAAGTTACTTTAACAATAGCTTAAAAGTAATGCGTATGAGGCTTGGTTCCCCAAGGATTTGTTCGTATATTTAAGGAGTAAATAAGGCGCGAGCCATAAAAATAAAGGTTATATGAATTTAGGATATGCGTGTATAAACACGATTATGAGTGAAAACGGTATTATGACAAACCGTACAATGCGCAAAAAAACATTTCAAGAAAAAGGTTTAGATTATGTTTCAGATTTAGCATTATTAAATGTTAAAGATTTAAAGACAATTGTTGAGTGGAATAATGAACATGGAATTAAATTATTCCGTTTATCATCTCAAATATTTCCTTGGCAGGATGAGTATGATTTTTCATCACTAAAAGATTATGATGAGATTTGTGAGTTGATGCTAGAAATAGGAGAAATTGCTACTAAAGCAGGTCAACGACTTACTATGCATCCAGGTCCATATAATTGTTTAGCTTCACCAAATCCAAAAGTTGTTGCAAAAACAGTTCGAGAACTCGATTGTCATAGCGAACAGATGAATATGCTTGGGTTTAAACCATCAAACTACAATAAAATAAATATTCATGTTGGTGGTGCTTACGGCGATAAAGAATCGACGTTGGCGCGCTTTGTGACTAATTTTAGTTTATTGCGTAACGACACTAAAAAACGGTTAGTAATCGAGAATGATGACAGCCCCAATGAATATTCTGTTAAGGATTTATATGAAGGTATTTATAAATCTATAAACATTCCTATTACATTTGATTATTTCCACCATAAATTCAATACTGGGGATTTAAATGAGGAAGAAGCACTTAAATTAGCTTCTACTACCTGGCCTAAAGGTATAGCTCAATGTTGCCATTACTCAGAAAGTAGGCAAAAAGAACATTTGGATGAATCCATTCGACCCCAAGCACACTCAGATCTAATCTATGAAAGAATCAACACATATGGTTTAGAACCTGATATTGTAATTGAGGCAAAATCAAAGGAACAAGCAATATTTAAAAGAGTAATTTAAAAATAAAAAAAAATGAAATTAGCACTTATAGCACATGATGGAAAGAAAGCCGATATGGTTTCTTTTGTAATGAAACGTTTAGATTTTTTTAAACGTGATGATGTTCAAATCGTAGCAACTGGAACTACTGGAAATGTAATTACTAATGCTGGGGTAGATAAAGTAGAAAGAGTTGCAAGTGGTCCTTTAGGGGGAGATGCTGAAATAGGGGCAATGGTAACAAAAAGAGAAATTGATGGGGTTATATTTTTTAGAGATCCACTTGATAAACACCCACATGATGTTGATATTTCAATGCTTATGCGTTTATGTGATGTACATGAAGTACCTTTAGCAACCAACTATAAATCAGCTCACATTTTGGTTAAATATTTTAAAGGGAAGTAAAAGGCTTCAGCACAAGGACTTGGAGGAGCCAAGGAGCGTTCGTATATTTGTGGGGTAAATGAGGCGTGAGGTCAAGCATTTATTATATTAAAAGATAAAGGTTATGAAGGATGGATTTAATTTAAAATCAAAGTATATTCCTACTAAAGATCAAAATAATTCAATTGAGGGTTTATTAGATGGAATAGGTAAGTACAAACAACAAACTTTGAAAGGAATTACAGGTTCTGGGAAGACATTTGTGTTGGGGAATATTATTAATAATGAAAATAAACCAGCAATAGTTTTAGCACCTAATAAAGTATTAGCATACCAGCTATACAATGAATTAGTTGAAATGTTCCCTAAAAATTTTGTTGGATATTATGTATCTAACTATGATGTTTACATACCACCCTATTTCAATAGTAATCTTAATAAAAAAATCGAAGGAACCATAGTTGTAAATCAACAAAATAAGGATTTACGTTATGCAGTTAAGGATTTTTTGGAGTATTCAGATAAAGCCATTTTAGTATGTTCAAGTACTATTTTATTTCCTACTTTTGAAGATAACTTGTATGGTTTAATTACTAAGCATAAAAGTTACATTATAAGAAAGTTGAATGAAGAAAGTGTTAAACAAGTTAGGGATTTTAGAAATGAGGGGAAATTGGAAGAAGCAGAACGTTTAGGGAATCATATCGACCATACTATTAATATGTTATTACCTTCAGATAGTGAATATTATAATACGGATGTTATTGCAATTTTAGGGGAAAAATTAGGGGATTTTTATTTAACCGATTATTTCAAAAAATCAAAACCAAATCTGTTTATTGATGAATCTCATTTAACATTACTACAATTAAAAGCATTACCTAGTGCTAACAAAGTTAGATTAACAAAGTTAGTAGATAAAGGATTTTATATAAGCAATGTCATTAAAAACAATGTATTAAATTTTGATGCTTTAAAAGATAGAGTAAATACAATAACTTATATGTCTGCTACCCCATCTAAATTTGAATTAGATAATAGTGAATATGTTTCGGAGTTAGTGACACGTCCTAATAATATAGTAGACCCAAAAATCATTATTAAAGAAGGTGAATATTTTGGTGGTGGGAAAATGATTAATGATGTTAGAGATACAATTGGGAAAGGTGAAACTGTTTTCATAAACTGCATTTCACGAAAATCAGTTAGTAATATTCATACTTTACTCTCACACAACAACATTGAAAGTGAAGTTATACATTTCAAAATAAAACAAAATGAACGTAAGGAAATCTTAAAAGATTTAAGGGGTGGTAAAATTAATGTTATTATTGGTATCAATATGCTACGTGAAGGGCTTGATGTAAAACAATGTTCTTTAGTAATTGTTGAGCAAGCAAGTAGGAATAATTTTTTACGTACTAAATCATGTTTAATCCAAATATCAGGTAGAGCTGCTAGAAATGTAAATGGGGAGGTGTTTATGTGTTGTAATCATATATCATCATCATTAGCAGGTGCAATGGATGAAATAGATTATAGAAGAAAGTCACAATTATTAAATATAGGATCACTATAATTATGAAAAATACAAATTTAAAAGAACTAAATCAACAAATTGCGAAATCTTTAAGAGTAAAACCTCTTAAAATTACATACAAAATATCTGAAAAAGCAAAATCTAAATTTGGACATTGTCGTTATATAGAACCAGGTCATTATTTAATAAATTTATCTTCTTTTATATTAAATACTGAGTTAGAAAAGGATACTATATGTCATGAACTTTGTCATGCTTATGATCATTATTATTTTAAATCATTACCACAGAATAATGATCCTGCTCCTCACGGAATTGCTTGGAAGATGTTAATGGAAAAAGTTTTTGGTTATGTTAATGTAAAAGCTCAAGGTATCCACCAATCGAACTCTAGATCACAAGAATTATTAAAAGTAGGAAATGGAATGTTTGATCTTTATATTAAAGGTAATAAAAAAGCTATATTTAAAATTTCAGATAATATGGTTGATATAAGAACTCCTCAAAATAAATTTTTTGATAATATTTTAGAGGAAGAAAAATATATGACTATGTTTATTGATATTTATAAAAAGTAAATGCGACTTTGGTTGGTTCCCCGAGATATTGTTCGTATATTCCGGGGGTAATAAGGAAATAAAAATAAAGGTTATGACAAAAAGAGAAATTCAAAGACTCCACAGAGAGCAATTTTTTACAATAGTATGTGAAAAATATCCAGGAACAGTAATTGATAGTGATGGTTTTGAGAGATGGAACATCGACATGGAAAATGGCTTCAGATTTGATTTAAGTGGTATTAGTTATGGTGGTCAAATTGATTGTTATGAGATTCGAGGATCCGAACAATATGAAGAAGGTCAAGTACTAGAAAAAGAATTACAACTAATTTGGAATTCATTAAAATTCAATTCTTAAACCAAAAAAAGATGAGCGAAGACAAAATAAACATTGGAGATATAATGCTACACGATGGGTATCCTATTGACAAAGACAATCAGTTAGTTAACGTAAGGATAGATGGCTTTATTGAAGACACTAATTTGATTAAATGCTCATTCTTTGATGAACACTTCACTAACCACATTACAACTAAAGATGAATTAAACCAAAACAAAGATGACATTTAAAGAAACTTTACTAGCAACTATTGAAGATAATCGACTAGAAATATTGATGCCTTCCCGAGAATACTCCGAAGAAGAACGCGTATACATGCGTGGTTATAATCAAGCGCTGGAGGATATGCTTGATGATTATGACAGCGAATTATACACCATTAATCACGATAAATACACATACTCATTAAATTAATAAACATATGAATCCAGTAAAAGAACATTTTTTAGAAAAATCAACAAGTAAAGAAATACTTGACATTGTGGAATGCCTTGATAGGGCTGAACAAGCAAATCTTTTAATTGAGGTAGTTTATACTGCTTTAAAGGAGATGAAATCTTATCCTAAATCTTCTCCATTACTTTGCTTACAAGTTGCATTAGAAGATTGGGATATTTAAAAATCTTTTCGTATATTACACACAAATAAATAATAAGTTATGGCAAAAAATAAAGAATTAAAAGTAGAATTAATTAATGAGTTATCATTTTTGGTAGGGTTACAAGATAAAGTTTGGAAATATCACCCAAACAACCCAAATGCAGATAGCATTGTTGATGAATATGCTAAACTTCAAATGGATATTGAAGCAATTGAAGAACAACTTTCAAAAATCGACTAACTCTAAATAGGGGGAGTAAAACGTAATATCCTAAGATCACAATCGACGGATTGCTTAGGTCGGGACCTTGATGCTGAAAGCGCGCTATAAAGGTGAAGCCCCCTTAATTTGCTACTGTGGTGGAATTGGTAGACACGTGGGACTTAAAATCCCATTCTGATTGTGGAGTGCGGGTTCGATTCCCGCCAGTAGTACAATTTATGGACTCATAGCTCAATTGGATAGAGCATCGCCCTTCTAAGGCGACGGTTATAGGTTCGACTCCTATTGGGTTCACAAAAAAACAGTCATGTATCTCCTCAAGCTTATACCTTGTAGAAAGAGTAATTGGTTACATATGGGTTCAATTCCCATCTTGGCTACAGTGGATAAAACCACACATTTGGAAGATTGGCAGAGTGGTCGATCGCGGCAGTCTTGAAAACTGTTGTACCGCAAGGTACCGTAGGTTCGAATCCTACATCTTCCGCATAGGACTTTTAGCTCAGTTGGTTAGAGCACCACACTCATAATGCGTAGGCCGTAGGTTCGAGCCCTACAAGGTCCACTTTAAGGGAGATAGCTTGGCTATCACCCTTTTTCTGTTTACCTTATCTTATATTTTATAGGGGTCCCAAATAAAAACAAAAACAATTATGGAAACAATTTATTTTATCGTTGGTGCAGTATCAGTATCCGTTCTATTCGTAGTAGGGTGGTTGGTGAGTGTTGTGTCAAAACAATCAAAACAAATCCACAACTTAGAAAGAGTTGTGAGTAGTATCGAAGCAAATGATATTACCGAAAGTGATGTACGAGGTATTGTTGACTCTAGAGTTGACAAATATTCTTTATATGTAGACAAAAGGTTTGATGACTCATTAAGATTATCTGATGATAATTTTAGAGAAATAAACCAATCTTCTAGTAGACAATTTGAAAATGTTTATCGTGATATAAACGAATTATCAAAAAATCTACAGGAGAGAATTTATAATAATCAAGTAACAAATACTAGAAAGGTAACCGATGGTGATCTTCAATCTGAGTATTAATATTTATTAACATATAGGGACCCCTTAAAATTAATATGATGGAACACGATTATAAGTTATACGAAGAATATGGTTATAAATCTCATAATTTAGGGTTATTTGAAGAGTGGAGAAATATAACTTCATCTATAATATCCAACAACCCAAAAATGAATCGAGGGGAAGCTGCCCAAATGGCTTATAATACTTTAGTGGGGAGCCAAAAAGTAAATGATTGATCCCGAAAAAATATTTAACTTATTTTCCCAAATTGATGAGGGAGAAACCTCTCAAAAGGTAGTAGGGCAATTAATGAAAGTTCAAGATTCACCAGCTTTCAAATTAGGTATGTTCAAAAAAATTATCTTTAACCATCTATCATTTAATGATAGTTTAATTAATTTGGTTAAACGCGTAGATGAGGATTTTGACGTAGACGATGTGAAAAACGCAAGCGAATACATTATATACACTAAAGCATGGGAATTTATCGTGGATTTTGATTTAAAAGATACAGAAAGCTTTTCAATACTCAAAAAATACTCATCTCAGGAATTACAAGCATCTTTTAAACTTGCAATTAACTTCTTTCAGGAAATAGAAGAATATGAAAAATGCTCCCACCTCCACCAAATAGAAAAAGCAATTCAGTTTTTCTTAATTTAAACTTGGATATCAGATATCCCTCCCGTAACTTCAAATCACAGGTTTAAAAAATAAGGAATAAAGGGAATAAGGGAATAGGGAAATAGGGGAATAAGGATAGGTTGGATGCCGGGGGAAATATTCGTATATTAATACATAAATAATAAAAATATGAGATATCGTAGTGTAGTTTTGGACATGACCGTAACATTGGATGCCAAACTAAAACAATTAGAAACCGCTGTTAACCGCCAACAGCCTGTTAGGGATTTCCTCCAAGTAATTGAAGAATCTAAGGAAATTTTAAGTGAAATTCAATCCTACATTGAACGTGAGGAACGTTCCGCCGGAGAGATAAACAAAACAAATTATAATAAATAGTAAAAAATAAAAGTTATGAATCTAACAGCAGAAAAAATCCAATTAAATTGGGTCGAATTTATGAGTAATATTGATACTCATATATCATCACCTCGTAAGGAGAAATTAGTTGAATTTTATGAAAAGTATCAAGAGCGAATTATGCTCATGCCTGCTGCTCATAAAAAAGAATATCATTCTGCCTTTCCGGGTGGTTATGTTGATCATGTTAACCGTGTTGTAAGAGGTGCTTTATCTATGTCGGGTCTTTGGGAAGGTTTTGGTTGTGATATGAATACATTTACTACTGAGGAATTGGTATTTTCTGCTATTAATCATGATTTAGGTAAAATGGGTTCGGAAGATGAAGAATCATATATACCTCAGACTGATAAATGGAGACGTGAAAAATTAGGAGAGGATTATATGTTTAATAAGAAAGTACCATTTGCTTCGGTTCCGGATCGTGGATTATTTATGTTACAATCGCATGGTATTACGTATACCTTTAATGAAATGTTAGCAATCCAGACTCATGATGGTTTATATGATGATGCTAATAAAAAATACCTAATGACGTATATGCCAGAACAAAAACCACGCACTTCATTACCTTATATTCTACATCAGGCCGATATGATGGCTGCTAGAATTGAGTTTGAGATTGAATGGTTACCTAAATTAAACGGTAGCGTGGATACTTCAAAAACTAATTTTACATTGGCGTCAAATAATAAAAAACAACACATATCTAACACTAAGAATAAGGCTCTAGGGTCAATACAAAGTGAAGGATTAAGAAATATATTTGATAAATTATGATAGAGATAGGAATAATAACAGTATTATCAGTTATAGTCGTACTCCTTGGGTTTACGACTTTTAACTTAATGCGCAAGAATGAAAAACAAGAAGATATTTTAGTAGAATATATGAAATATCTAAATAAGTTAACAACCGCCATTGAAGAATCAGATAAGCGTTTAAAAGTGATTGATGAAAAAGGACTATTTTCATCAGATGATGAAATTGGATGGTTCTTTAAAGAAATTCAAAAACTACAGATGATTCTAAATGAGTTTAGAATTAAAGATGTATAATGGATTCAATTATAAGAAAAAAAAGAAGAAAACCTAAGTCAAAAAACTACTTTACCCAAGAGACTGAGGATGCTATTGTAAGATACAATGGTGAGGAAGATTCTGAAGTACGTTCAAAAATCTATGAAAGAGAAATACATTATCCTTTCTTTAAACTTACGGAAAATATAATCCATACTTTTAAGTTTTATTATACTGAAGTAGATAACATTGAACATCTACAACATGAAGTAATTACTTTCTTATTATCCAAAATTCATTTATTTGACCCATCCAGGGGAGCTAAAGCATATTCTTATTTTGGAACTATCGTAAAACGTTATTTAATCCTATCAAATCAGAAAAATTATAAAAAAAGGGTTGAAAAGTCACCATACGAGAGTTTATTAGAAGACCCAAAACATTCCTATACCCCATCATCAGATGATGATAGAGATCCACTATCAGAATTTATTGAAGAATATGTAGAATATGTTACCGAAAATATATTTAAAATATTCCCCAAAGAGATGGATGCTAAAATAGCAGATGCCATATTAGAATTATTTCGTAAAAGGGCAAGTATAGAAATCTTCAATAAAAAAGCACTTTATATTTTTATTAGGGAACAAGTAAACGTAAAAACTCCTAAAATTACTAAAATTGCAGATAAACTATATGACATTTTTAAAGGAAATTACACATTTTATTTAGAACATGGATATACAAATTTTTAGTTTTAATATTTATAATAAACTAGAATGTATATATTATGTCACAATTAGATAAAGTAGTATTTGGTAAAAAAAAGTTTTCGGATCTTTTAGAAGAAATTTACAACAATCAAAAGAAAAAAGAAGGTCAAATTGGTGCCCTAATTTCTGAATTAAAACCACTCATCTCCGATATAGGAGATGCAACCTTAATAGTCCCTCTTATTAAAGAATATATGGATATTGGGGTAAAAAATGATGATTTGCTTATTAGAATGACCACAATAGTTCAGCGTGCTCTACAAGCCGAAGCTAATGGTGATGATTCTTTTGGAATCTCTCAAGATGAAAAAGATCAACTCTTATCCGAAATAAATAAGATAGCTGATAAAAATAAAAAATAATGGATTATAGAGAAGGACTTTCCGCTTTAGGCAGCATGATGATTGGCCCCGCTGAACAAGGTGGTGGGGGTGGTGGTGGTTCTCCTTTTACCCCTGTTAGGGTAATTGATATAGTTTTAAATGATCAACACCCAAAATTTAAAGAAGTTGGAGAGTGGAATGGTATAGGTACTATTTTTTACCTAACAACAGAAAACCCAACAACCCAAGATGTTTCTGAACAGAAAGCAAAGTGTGCTTTATCAAATCTCAAACAATATCCCCTTATAAATGAAATAGTTTATCTATTTTCACTGCCAGACCCATCATCACAAAATTCAGGTGATAATGGAATTCAATATTATTTTAATACTGTAAATGTTTGGAATAGTCCTCACCATAATGCTTTACCAAATGGTTTGGTTTTATCTGAAGACCAACAAAAAGATTACCAAAATACTGAAGCTGGTGCTGTTCGAAGAGTAACAGATGGCAGTACAGAAATTAATTTAGGTGCTACGTTTAAAGAAAAATCAAATATAAACCCACTACTACCATTTGAAGGTGATATATTCCAAGAAGGTAGATGGGGCAATAGTATTAGATTTGGTTCAACTGTAAAAGGATTTACAAACTGGTCAGAAGCCGGGGAAAATGGTGATCCTATTACACTTATACGAAATGGTGAAGATCCCGAAAACAACCCAAATGGCTGGATCCCAGTAATAGAAGATATTAATAATGATTTATCTTCAATTTGGATGACTTCTACACAACAAATTCCTATAGAAGTAGCTAGTTCAAACTATAACTCATATACTTCACCACCTACAACACCTAATCAATATGTGGGTGCACAAGTTATAGCGAATTCAGATCGTATTTTACTTAATAGTAAAACGGATCATATCATGCTTTCCTCAGCCACATCGATTAACATGAATGCTGTAGACAGCGTGAATATAGACACTGAAGAACACGTAGTAGACGCTAGTTCTATATTATTAGGTAGCAAAGATGCTACTGAAGCTTTAATGTTAGGAAATAAAACAATTAGTCTTTTGGGTAAAATGATAGATGAAATGAATGCTATAAATTCCCAATTAAGTGCTTTAGTTTCTTTACCTCCAGGAGCACCTTTTACCCCACTAATTGGTCAAGCTGTTGCATCCCAAACACGACTTATTAGTGTTAAGGGACAATTAAATAGTTTACTTTCTAAACAAAATAAAACAATATAATGGCAGGTCTTGGAGGTATAGTATCACTTTTAGTAAAAAATGCAGTCAAATCAGCTATAAAGTTTGAGTTAGCTATAGATCCCATTATAGCAAAATTTGAAAATCAATGCCCACCTAAAGCAGAATTAGATCAAATAATAAAGCAAAAAAATCAACTTACAAATGCTTTAACTCAAATAGAAACATCTTTAACATCATTAGATAAAACTGGTAGTACTATAGATAGTATAGTAACAGGAGTTAAAGCTGGAGTAACTTTAATCAAAGCACTTCCAGTACCATCTTCGGTACCACCAGGTGTAGGTATTCCTCTTAATGTTATCAATGGATTTTCTGACACTTTAGATACTTTAGGTGTTTTACTTAAAGAGTTTGGTGGTGTAACTTCTCAAATCTCCCCATCTTTACAAATTATAACTAAAACCTTAGCTACAGTTAATTCTAAATTAGCAACATTAGATGGTTTACTTGTTGGGTGTTTAGAAGATGAAACTGAAGGGATGACTAACTTAGAAAAAGAAGAATTTTTCCAAAGTTTAGGTATAGATTTATCCTCTCCAGACACTACCGGAGGTAGTAATAATCCTAATAATAATGGAGATGGTGAAAATACTGACGTTAATGAAACTTTAGAAAGTAGATTAAATCCAAATTCAAACAATCCTATAGTTTATAAAGGATTTACAATTATAATAGATAGCGATGCTGGAAATCAGTTTTCATTTCCTAGTCGTAGGGCTGTTGGTACTAATGATGGGGGTGTAAAAGTTGTAACCCCATTTTCTTTTTCTTCATCTACTGAAGTATTAATAAATACTATTAAATTTGAAATTGATCAGTTAGATTCATTAGAATTATCTAGATTAGCTAGGGAATCTAAAATAGAGCAATTAAATATACAAGAAACTAGAACTAAGGCTGATAGATATTATAAATCATATATAAAATATATAAAAAATGATATTAGTAGTCTTGCTTTTAAATTTAAGAATTTTACTAATTTAGATGCCTTATATAACCAAGCAGTAGAAGAATATAGAGCATTATTAGCATTAAGTCCAACAGATGAATACGCCAAATCCCAATTAGCTAAACTTAAAAAATCACAAGATAATATTAAAAGAGAATCTAAATCCTTAAACCTTGATTTTTTAGGTGGTGCACCTACTGGTCCTTTAGGTTTTACCCCACCACCAACAACCCCTGGTGTAGGTAGTGTATCTGGAGTTGCAATTAACCAATACAACCCTATTGGCCGCCCAGGATCAGTAAATGGGGAAGTTGTAGTTAAAGGTGGTCAAGCTTGGAGGTTTTTAGGTGGAACTCCTGATAAATGGGTAAAACATACTATTTCTTACTTACCTTTTACTAGTGGGGGCACCTCCAACTCAGAATTTAGAGATAAAACATTAAGAACAGGTACAACTATAAAAAAAGATACATACCGTTGGAATCAATCCCTCCAGAAATGGATATTTGTTTCTACTACCACCTTATAAAATAAGTTAAAAAATTAATATTTATAATCAAAAATACCATGAAATCTACGGAATTAAAAAAAATGATAAAGGAAGCAGTTAAAGAAGCTATTCAAGAAGAATTAAAAGATATTCTTTTAGAAGCAGTTCGCTCTCCTAAAACCGTGGTATCAGAAAACGTTTCGATGCCTACCCCACAACTTTCATCCCAACCTACAACTAACGCCAAAGAAGAATATAAAAATATTATGGCTGAGATGATGGGTGGTGGTCAAACATATACTTCAAACTCCCCTGGAAAATTTATTCCAAGACCTGTAGACCCAGCAAATGGTACTCTACCAGAAGGAGATTTAGGAATGGATCAAATAATGGGTCTTTTAAATACTAAATAATGGCTCAAAGAATAGCAAATAGATTCCCCGTCGATCTCCAAACAGGCACTGCTCTAGGAGTTTCTTTACCATTTTCAGGTGGTGGGGATGCTGTTTTTGGTTCAAATTTTACTACCCAAAATCAAATAAAATCAAATATAATTAATTGGGCTTTAACTAATAGGGGAGAACGTCCCTTTAGACCTAATTATGGTGCTAATTTAAGAGCAAATATATTTGAAGCATTAAATGAAGGAACATTTGATATTTTAGAAGAAAAACTTAAATTGGGTATGAGTACCAATTTCCCAAATGTTATAATTCGTAATATGCAAGTTCAACAAAATGAACAAGAATATAGTATAGGGATAATAATAACATATAGTATAGCTCCTTTTGGGATTAACGATACGATAAATCTAACATTTAATAACTAATGGTAACTAAAAATATAAAATATCTAAATAAAGATTTTAATACATTCAATCAACAATTGATTGAGTATGCTAAAACCTATTATCCAAACACTTACACAGATTTTACCCCATCTTCACCTGGTATGATGTTTATAGAAATGGCATCTTATGTTGGAGATGTTCTTTCATTTTATTTAGATAATCAAATCCAAGAAAATTACCTCCAATACGCAAGGCAATCCTCAAACATTTTTAACCTAGCTTATATGATGGGTTATAAACCTAGAGTAACAACGGCTGCTAGTGTTCCTTTACAGTTTTACCAACAAGTTCCATCCATTTATAATGGTTCAGAACACGTCCCAGATTTTAACTATGCTATGATATTAGAGGCAGGTTCTCAAGTTGGTTCTACTTTAACCAGTATTTCACCATTTTTAGTAGACAAAGATATTGATTTTAGTTTTTCAAGCTCATTAGACCCTACAAATGTTACAGTATATAGTGTTAGTAATGGAAACCCTGAATATTTCTTACTAAGAAAAACTCGAAATTCAATTTCAGGTACCATTACAACAAAACAATTTTCATTTGGTTCCCCGCAACAATTTCAAACAGTTGAAATTAATGATTCATCTATTATAGGAATTTTAGATGTTACTGATTTAGATGGGAATGTTTGGTATGAAGTTGATTATTTGGCACAAGATGTTGTTTTTGATACAATACGAAATACAAACACCAACGACCCTAACTTTTCAGATGATTCTTCAGATGCACCTTATTTACTCAAGTTAAAACAAGCTGATAGAAGATTTGCTACTAGATTTAAAAGTCCTAATGTTTTAGAACTTCAATTTGGTAGTGGTGTTGTTTCAAATAATGATGAAACAATAGTTCCTAACCCCGACAATGTTGGTTTAGGATTGCCATTTGAACAAGATAAACTTACAACTTCATTCTCCCCAGCTAACTTTATTTTTACAGATAGTTATGGGATATCCCCATCAAACACTACATTAACTGTAAGATATTTAGTTGGTGGGGGAGTTGCCGCAAACGTACAATCTAATTTAATTAATAAATTACAAAGCGGTAATTTACAATTTATCCAACCTAATCTTAACTCGGCTACGGCTCAATATGTATTTGATTCATTTCAAATTAATAACCCATCTGCGGCATCAGGTGGTAGTAATGGTGATAGTTTAGAAGAAATTAGACAAAATTCAACTGCTCAATTCTCATCACAAATGAGAACAGTAACCCAGGATGATTATTTAATTAGATCTTTAAGTTTACCATCCCAATATGGTTCAATTGCTAAAGTGTATGCTACACCAAAATTAGCAAGCGATATATCTAAAAAAGAACAAATAACTTCAGTAGATTTATATTGTTTAGCTTATAATAACCAAAGACAATTAGTTATACCTTCATTAGCTCTTAAAAATAATTTAAAAACCTATTTATCTCAATATCGCATGATTAATGATACTGTAGATATTAAAAATGGTTATATTATTAATATTGGGGTTGATTTTGATATTATAGTATTACCTAATTACAATAGTAATGAAGTTATTTTATCATGTATAGAGACTTTTAGACAAATTTTTAATATTAACGGATGGCAAATGAATCAGCCAATAATTTTAAGAGATCTGTATAGTAATTTAGACCTAGTTCCAGGTGTACAAACAGTTAAAAATATTACAATTAGTAACAAAGCAGGGGTTGCATCTGGGTATTCTGCCTTTGGGTATGATATAAATGGAGCAACTATTGATGGTGTAGTTTACCCTTCAATCGATCCTTCAATATTTGAAGTAAAATTCCCTAACACCGACATTAAGGGACGCGTAGTATCTTATTAAATTCAATATTTATAACTAAATAAAAATTATGTCTTTTATAACTCAAAACTTTTTAGCAAGCACCATAAAAGCTAATGGAGTGACCTTATCATCTAGTTTTAGTTATTCTCAATTAGATCTCCAAGACAATGGTCCAATAAATGTAGCAAATAACCTCCATCAACAAAAATGGACACCTACAGATAAATTTATTGATAGCCCAGAAGGATCACTTCAAGGCGGTAATATTGTAACTGATGGTTTTAGTGGTAACCCTTTAGTACCTGGATCTGGATTTTTAGATTTAGAAAATAATGGACCTACTAATGTAGCAAATTATAACCACCAACAAAATTGGACACCTACAGATAAATTTATTGATAGCCCTGAAGGATCAAAGCAAGGTGGTAATCTTAAAAGTGATGGTTTTAGTGGTAATCCTGCAGTACCCGGAACTGGATTTTTAGATTTAGAAAATAATGGACCTACTAATGTAGCAAATTATAACCACCAACAGAAGTGGACACCTACAGATGAATTTATTCTTAGCCCTGAAGGATCAAAGCAAGGTGGTAATCTTAAAAATGATGGTTTTGATGGCCCGTCAGGAATACCTGGAACTGGATTTTTAGATCTTGAAAATAACGGACCTAATAATGAAGCTACTTATGGTCACGAACAACTTTATACCCCACAAGATGGACAAGGATATGAAGACTCACCTCAAGGACAAATAAGATCCACAGATTCGGCTGCTGAAAAAAATAACTTTAAAACATCAGGTTTAGATTTAGAAGATCCTTTAGCCGGGGTACGTCAAGGTGGTAGTGGGGGTCCTAATAGAACTAATGCTATACAATCTAAAAAGGGATTTAATTCAGGACAATATACAGTAATACGTGCTGGTGGGTTAGGAATTGGAAATATCGCAGGCATGAATGGTCAAGGGGGAGGAGTAACTACTCAAACCCTACACGCATATACTCCTCAAAACCCATACTTCGATGCAGGTGGGTTAGATTTAACTCCTATAGGATCACCACAAAGTGTAAATCAACAACCTTTTACCCCTAAAAATAATGTTCAAGAATAAAAAATAAACAATGGCAGTATATAAATTATTTCCGGAAAAAGACGCAACGTTATATTCATTATTCCCAACAATGAATACAGGTCTAGATTCTCAAATGGAATCTACGGCTACTGCTTTTGCTCCAACTACACCAAACCCACAAGTATCTCGTTTTCTAATACAGTTTAATGATACAGAAATAGGAAATGTACTTGATAATTTAATAGATGATAATGCTGGTACAGATTGGAAAGCATATTTAAGATTATTTTCATCTAAAGCTACAGGTTTAGCATTTGATACTACAATTGATATCCACTTACCAGCAAAACCTTGGGATATGGGTACTGGTCTTTATTTAGATTCACCTTTAACAACAAATGGTACTAGCTGGATATGGGCTGGATACTCAGGATCAACAAGATGGTTACCTGCGGGTGATCCATTTACAAATGCTTATGGTAATTATACAGGATCATTTGTTACAAGTTCAGTTGAAGCTGGTGGTGGGGTTTGGTATACTGAGACAACAAATGGCTCAACAGCTCATGGTTGGAATTTATCGTCATCAGTTACTTTTAATTTTAGAAGTGATTTAGATGTAACTCAAGATGTAACAGAATTAGTATATCAATTTACAGGTGTTAATAATACAGGTTCAGCAATCCCAAATAATGGGTTTTTAGTTAAACTTACGGGAAGCCAAGAATTTGTATCAAGCTTTGATGTTCAACCTGAATTAAAATATTTTACAGTTGATACTTCAACAATTTACCCCCCACAATTAGAATTTAGATGGGATGATTTTTCATGGTTACCAGATACAGGTTCACTATCAATTCTTACATCATCAACACCCTATGTTTCAGTAGCACAAAACCCAGGTCAATTTAACCAAAATGCTGTTAATAGATTTAGAGTAAATACACGCCCTGAATATCCTGATGTTGTATTTCAAACAGCATCTATATACACAGAAAATTATTATCTCCCAAAAGGCTCAACTTATGCTATAAAAGACTTGGATACTAACTTGTTTGTTGTTAATTTCGATCCCACTTATACTAGAATAAGTGCTGATTCATCTTCCGGGTATTTTGACGTTTATATGGATGGTTTAGAACCTGAAAGATATTATAAAATTTTAATATCCAGCAGTTTAGATGGGAATGAATATGTTTTAGATGATAAATATTATTTTAAAGTAATTAATGGATAATGAGTAGAATTAACCTAAATAAAAATGTTTTTAATAAAGAAGATTTTTTAAAAACAGTAAATACTTCATTTACACAATTGGTACCTCCTACACCAGTAGAGGTTCCTGTTATGAATACAGATGAATTTTTTGCTGAATACGATAGGTTATTTTATGAAATCCCAAAAGAAGGTGCTACAAACTCACACACATATTTAGTTGAAACTAGTGGTGAATATATTAATTATGAAAGAATAAATGCCGAAATCCAGGCCTTACTAGATGAAATTGCTTCGTTGAGACAAGAACTTTTAGATTTAAATAATGATAAATTAGATTTACAACTAGAGTTAGCAACTATCAACACACAAAATCTATCTACAAGCGATAGTAAAACAAGTTTAAAGGGCATAGCTTCAAAAAAACAAGTAATTAATAAAAATTCCTTACCTTCTTCTAGAAATTTATAACAGTCTATGTCTACAATAACTCAAATATCACCCGATAAATTTTCAATTCAAGATTATACTTTTGAAGATTTTGATATTGTTCCAAATTTTGAAATTACTTCAATATTCCAACCTAGTGGGAGTGTAGTTGAATATTTTGTATATGATGCTAATTCAAATTTACTAGAACAAGACTATAACTTCCCAGGCTATTCGTTTACTGAAGATCCTTCTATTACAAATTTAGGCGGTTTTTCTACTATGGACCTTACCCCTGAATTAGATTTAATAGATACAGGGTATGATGTAGGTCAATATAATGTTGTTTATAATTTCTTCGAAAATCAATTAAGTAGTAGTGCTGAAGATAGATTTTTTATTAAAACAATATCTACTGATAGAACAGAGTTAAGATTAGCTACTAACACAATTCAAGGTGTATTAGAATCATTCCCAAGTTTTAAGCAAAAACTAGATAGTGAAGATTATTTTAATGAATTTTATCTTAACTTCGGTGATAACCAAATTTTAATAGCAATAAACGCTGTTATATATGAGGGAGAGTTATTAATTAAATTATATGAACCCTTACCCCAAACTTTTACAACGAAATCAAAATGTTGGGTTATATTAAAAATTGCAGATCCAGTAGCATATAATGTTGATTTCATATCTCCAATTGAAGAAATTGATAGTGTTCCTTTCTTAAAAGGACCTAACACCAATCTCCAGATAAAGAGTGAAATTAATAATTCAACTTCAGCTCAATCATATGAAGAATTAGTTACAACCTCCTTAACAAGTTCATTCCAACAAATCTCCAGTTTGTTAGATGAAAAAGGAATAGAAATTAGTTTAAACTACTCAGACTATAACAACTTTGTTCATTTTAGTTCAGCCGAACAACGATTATTAAACTTTTATACTAAGGTTCAACAAGTTGAAGCCTACACTGATGAATTAGTTCAATATAATTACTCAATCACAGGTTCAACTTCAGCATCAATTGCTATATCTGAGAGTAAAGCAACCTATCAAACCAAAATAGATAACATTATTAAAAACTTTGATGGGTATGAGTATTTCTTATATTATGAAAGTAGTTCATATGCTTGGCCTAAACAACCAGGCACACAACCTTATACATTATATGGTTCTACCACCACTCAAGTTTATGATTGGATTGGTAACTCTAATGAAAGTGCTAATGTTCAAGGTGCAATATTCCCTGGAGGTACTTATGGTGGTTTAGCTCTCTCAGCTTCATTGTTTGATAATGATAACCAAAACAATCTTCTTAATGTTGTTCCTGGATTTGTAATTGAAGATTCTCAAAATGAACCTTACAATTTGTTTGTAGAAATGATAGGTCAACATTTTGATAATATTTGGATTTACTTAAAAGATGTTACTAATAAATTTGATGCTGATAATAGATTAAATTATGGTATTTCAAAAGATTTAGTAGCCCAAGCTATTAGAGATTTCGGTTTAAAGATATATCAAAATCAATTTAGTTCAGATGGATTATATTCTGCATTTTTAGGTATTACACCTTCTGGTAGTCTTCTACCGTATACCGGCTCGGAACTTATTACTTCATATGTTACGGCATCTTCTGAGGTTACCCCGTTAGACGACGTTAATAAATCGATATACAAGCGCTTATACCACAACATGCCCTACCTTCTTAAAAAGAAAGGTACAATTCCTGGTATTAAAGCTTTAATTGCCTCTTATGGTATTCCTAATACAATTCTACGTGTTAGTGAGTTTGGGGGAAAAGATAGAGATAATTCAAATGATTGGGACTATTGGTATAATAAATTCAATTATGGATTTTATACCTCAGGTTCAAATTTTGTAAGTAGTGATTTTACTCTTAACTCTACATGGGGTGCTACAGATAATAGACCGGGTGCTGTTGAATTTAGATTTAAGAGTGATGGAGCACCTACAGAACATTTTACTCAATCTTTATGGTCTACAGATAATGGAATTGCATTAAACTTAGAATATGAAAATTCAGGATTAACTTCAGGTTCATATTCAGGTTCAGTAGTTAGCACGTATAAAGATTATGGTTATTTAAGATTATACCCAGATCCAACAGATTTAACAGTTAGTGCTAGTGTTTACTTACCGGTATTTGATGAGGGTTGGTGGTCAGTATTAATTAATAGTGGTAGTACTGGGTATGACTTATATGCTAAAAATAAAATATACATTGGAGAGGATGCCTCATATATAGGTTTTCAAGCATCTTCATCAATTCAAGAAGTTAATACTCTGTGGGCGGGTGCTACAACAAGTACATTTGCTAGTGGTAGTAATGAATATTTTTCGGGTAGTTTACAAGAAATTAGATATTACAAACCAGCTTTAAGTGAGTCTGTATTTAATGATTATGTACAAAACCCACTATCGTCAGAGGGTAATACACTAAACTCATCTCCTCTAGATTTAGCTTTTAGAGCATCTTTAGGTGCTGAATTAAATTCAGGTTCACTTGAATCAGTACACCCAAAAATTACAGGATCTTGGATAGTAACACAGTCGTTTGCAAGTGATAGTGATTTTGCTTATAATACTACTCCAATATTTGTACCTAACACTGAATATATCTTTTTAGATCAACCAGCTGCAGGTATTAGAAATAGAATTACAGATAAAGTAAAAATTGGAAATCAAATCCTTCCTGAAGGTAGTAATCAAGTTTTATCTCAATATGTAAGCATTGAACAACAAACACCTCTATCACAATCATTTACTCCTGATGTTAATTCAATTGAAGCAGCATTTTCTCCACAAAATGAGATTAATGATGATATAATTGAGCAAATCGGGTATTTTAATTTAGGTGAAAAAATAGGAGATAATCGTTATAATTTCTATACAAGAAGCACAAATTCCGATTACAACTCATTTACAAGAAATGAAGAAGTTCCATATAGAACAGATTATCAAGATTTAACTCAATTTTCAAGAGAATATTTTGAAAAATACACATCAAATTATGATGTTTTTGATTATGTAAGACTTATCAAATTCTTTGATAATTCATTATTTAAGATGATTAAGGATTTTGTTCCTGCTAAATCATCACTATCATCAGGGGTTGTAATTAAACAACACTTACTTGAAAGAAGTAGATACCCCCACGTTAAAGTAAACCCAACAACCAAAATTGCTAGGGTACAAGGTACAGGATCAGCTGATGATACGATGATTGACTACAATGTTAAAGATTTAGCACTTAGTGGTTCAGTTTCAATTGGATCTATTAAAGGAGGTGCTGGTGGTGGTCCAAATGTTTATAATCAAATAGCAAATAACCCATACGAACAAAGTATAGGAACCGAATTACCATTCGGAACACCAGTTACAAATTTAACACAATCCTTTACTCAATCTTTAGATACAATAGCAGGTATATTTGAAACTATCGATTCTAAACAGGAAGAATTTTACAATGGTGAGTATAGTGGATCAGAATACGTTGTAACAAATGGTGAGTTAAGTCCTGGATGTTTCGTATATTTACATGGTTTACCGGATACAGTTAATTACTCAGCATCCATTTTCAACCCCACAGCTTCATACGTTACGGAAGCAAGATTTATAGATGCTAGTAATACCCCAATGTTAAGTGGGTATACTTATTTCTTTGGTGATACTGGAAGTATATCAAAGGTAAGAATTTCTAAAACAGATGCTAATGGGGCATTAATAGGAAATAGTTTAGCTAATTTAATTTCAATCTCAACTATATCCGAACTTGGTAGTAAAACATATCAGTTTGGGGGTAGTGGAACAGATTTAGGAACAGATTATCTTTATACAGTATCTAATACTCAAACTCTCCCAACATATGCTGGAAATAATATTATTGACACTTCATTTGGTTTAAACATCCCCTCAGGTGAAAACTATCAATTTACAGATAATTCCCAACCTTTTGGGGACATTTATGTGATTAATGATGGGGGTCCTTATAATGGTTTAAACTTCTTTACCCTTAATAATAAGACTTCTGGTATTACAAAAATTAATGTAACCGATAAAAACTCACAATTTTCAGATGATCATATTTTCAACCCTGAATTTGGAGAAATGCTTTATCATTATTCTAATGATGATATATTAGCAGTTGAAGCTGGGTTAAATAACCGCTCAGTTTATGGGACAAATGTTAGGTTAAGTGGTGGGGATTGTGATGTAATGTTTGCATTACTTCAAGTAAGAGGAAATGATTTAGGAAGTCAAAACACAATACTTTGGGATTCAACCCCTAAAAATCTTTCTTCCACCCCCAAAACATTTATTCAAACATTTTTCACCACGTCATTTTATAATTCCGCTGACCAGCCAGCATCAAATTATGGGGATACTAAATATTATTTAGGATGGGTTAGAAGTAATATAGGATCAATCCAAAGTACATCTTTCATACAATTCCAAGATGGTTTTGATTTTAGTATTTCCCAATCTCAATATGGATTAGATAATAAAGGAGATACTTCTTTAATCCTTCAATCTTCATTTCCTGCAGGTTTCCAAAACTCAGATTGTGATGTTTTACAAGGAAATGCTGTAATTGATAGACCTGGTACTTTATATTATGATGTGGATTATGCTTCAAGCCAATATATAGCCGTTAATGAGGAAGCAATTTTAAACAATACTGCAGAGTTTGCAAATGTTCAAAATTCAAACTATACTACATTATCCCATATTAACCCTAGATATAAAGGTTCAAGAACAACCTCAGAAGCATTTAATGTTTGGAGTTCGGCTTCTGTAAATACATTTGGTAAGCTACCTACAGTAAGTAGAGAAAAAACATACTTTGCATATTTTGATTTTATTAATGGTACAGCACCAGAATTAAATAATAAAAGTATTGCTCACATTCAATTCTTAGTAGATCAGGATGGTAATACAATCCCACCCGATGAAACAAAATTATATTTAACCCAAAATTCATTCCAAACAGGAGAAACAGTATTTATTAACTTAGATGATCCTTTACGATTTGAAACACCTATGAATACTTTAAATGGTTCTAGAACTGTTGTAAGAGGGGGTTCAAGAGTTGATGCTTTATTGTATTCAGATAGTGGTAGTTCTTATTCAGGAGCAGATATGGGGCCTGGTGGAGAAAGTGGATCAATTCAATTTGATACTGGTTCATTCAGTGTAACTAATTATCAGTTTGGAGCTACTAAAAATAATGGATCTTTTAATGCTGTTAATGGTAGTGTTTATACTACATATAATTGGAATACCACAACATTAAATAACACTCAATGGAATTTAAATACCGACAAATTTACATTTTCCTCAGATACAGATACACCAGTAAGATTCCAAAACCAATTACAGGTTCAGTTTAATGCTTATGGATATTTTGAGTTTACATTAGTTAAAAATTGGACATCCGGAGCCCCAACGGCAAACCAAACATTAGATCAATTTTATTTTACTGCTGGGGGTCAATTTCAAATATTTAATATTAACCTCACATCAGGTTATCAAGATTTTGCTAGTGGGGATACAGTACAACTAATTTATAGAGCGGGTTATGGTTCGGGTACGGGCATTCAATTTAACCTTAGTGATAATGATACATTTACCTCAACCAACCAAATAAATCCTGATGGTGTAGTATATCCTTCTTACTGGCATGTAACAGCTTCAACAGATATATGGGTAACAGGATCTGCAGAGTTATCTGCAGTTTATGGTTCTAGACAAGTCCAATCTTGGGAACAAACCCCAGAATTTGATCCTATAATTCAAGATTTTACAGTTCAAGTAGGGGATGAAATTAGATTTAATAATGCAGAATCTTATACTAGAATGGTACAAGATGTAATATTACCAGATGTAGACCCAGAAGGTTTATTAAGAATTAGATTAAACGATTCACTTTCACTATCACCTAATCTTAACCCAGATCATTTTTTATTAAGAAGATATGTTGATGATGCTTCATATGTATTAATTGATATTAAAAAGCCCGGGGGGAGTACATCACCTGGTACTATGAGATCAGAATATGTAACAACAAAACTAGAAGATAATTTTGCGGAAGCAACTTCAAACATTATAAAATCAAATGCAGGTAGCTAATAATTCATTATAGCTTGGATAACAAATTAAACTTTAATATATTTATACAACGACAATATTTATAACAAAACACACCCATGGGATACTTAAATAATTCGGTAGTAACAGTTGACGCTATCTTAACAACAAAAGGAAGACAATTACTCGCTAAAGGAGATGGTTCTTTTACAATTACTCAATTTGCACTAGGAGATGATGAAATCGATTATACATTATATAATCCAAATCATCCATCTGGCTCTGCTTTTTATGGTCAGGCAATAGAAAATATGCCTCTGATTGAAGCAATTCCAAATGAAATGCAATCAATGAAATATAAACTTGTCACTTTACCAAGAGGAACAGCTAAAATGCCTGTACTTGATGTTGGATACACAGCTATTACATTAAGACAAGGTGCTTCACTTGCAATTACACCTCAAACATTAAATTATTTAGGTGATAATCAATTATTTGAAGCTTCAGGATATACAGCAACCATAGGTGATATTAGAACAATGGCTGAATTTATAGCAACAGGAATCGATACACCAGCAGCGGCAGCGGCCAACCAAACAACAACATTAGGAACTGCGATTTCTAAAACCGTTATTGGTACTTCAATTACATTAAGAGCAACTACAATTAATACTTTATTTGGTACTAATGCCGCTTTATATACTACATTAACAGTAATAGGTAGAGATTCAGGAGCAAGAATAACAATCCCAATAACAATTACTCAAACTAATTAAAAAATAAAAGATGGCATCATTTAAAACATTACAACCTTCGGATTTTGTAATCTCCTCAGATTCAGTATCCGGAACATTATGGAGTACAGGTAATCCTACCTTAACTACATTTTTCACCTCTTCAACACAAGCAGCATCTTCAGCTGGGGATTATTACTTATCTGTATACCAAACAGGCTCAGGTGACCCAACAGCAGCTATTCAATTTGATATAGCATATGCTAATGCTAACGGTAGTGGTAGTTTATTATTTGATTCAGCTGTTAATGGGCAATCTCCTACAAGATCATTATATGGTCAATATAGAAACTTAGTTTTAGAAGATGAAAATGCTCAGTTTGTATTTGGTAATGTAACACAATCAGATTTTTATGTTCTTAATTTTGAAAGAGCCCAATATAAACAAGAATTATTTTTAGGTTCATTTAACTTAAAACTTTCAGGATCAGCAGCAAATCGTATGTTAGATTTAACAGATAATAGTCAAGAAACATCTGTAGTACAATTTAATGGTGCTGGTAGAGTTTATCAATTAATATCAGGATCTAATGGTGTAGCAAATACTTCAATCAATACAAGTGGATATACTGCTGAGTCTGGTTCCTATGGTTTACTACTCCCAGATATTGGTGTAGCACTTTTAAATGCAGCTGCTTTAGATTTACCACAATATCAAGGTATTGCTTTAGCAACAGCTAGAAATAGTAATACTAATGATAATAATAGTAGTAAATTATTTGCAACAATTAGTAGAGGTAAATCCTTTTTATTAAATTCTCAAGAAACTATTTCATCAGATTTTATATTTGTTAGAGCACAAAACCAAGAATTCAATTACTCAGAAAACCCATCATTTATATCAGGTTCTAGTGGTGAAGTAATATTCCAATCTTTTATTAATAACCCACAAACATACGCTACAACAGTAGGTCTATATAATGATACTAATGATTTAGTAGCAGTTGCAAAATTATCAAGACCATTAGAAAAAGACTTTACAAAAGAAACACTAGTACGTATTAAATTAGACTTTTAAATGAATGAGTGCATTCAAACAATTTTTATCTAAGGACATTAAACTAGTCCCATTTACTGTTAATAAACAATTTTCATTTGAAAACAGTGAGTTTTACGCCGATGAGGATGAACTCTACACTTATAAGCAGTTTGTGGGTATTGAGAGATTCCTGGGTACTAATTTAAGTGGTTCACTATTTGAAACAGCAACAGATCCAACAACAGGTCACTCACAATCTTTATATCAAAGACAAGTATACAATTCTGTAAAGGAATTATATTATTCAAATTACATTTCATCAAGTTGGGGCGATCCTGGAACAGCAATTCAAAGACAAAGCATTTCAGGATCATATAATACACCAAGCTATTACAATTATCTTTCAAGCACATTAACGGCTTCAAGACATTTTCCAACAGCATCAAATGCTCAACTTTCGGTTGTTTCTATTCCATCAAAGTTATTTGGTGAGTATATTCAACCAAAATCATTTGAATTTAAATACCAAGATACAGCAAGTAATATATTACAAGTTTTAGATGATGGTGAAGGTAATTTATATAGTTCATCATCATACTCTTTCTACTCATCAAGTTTACTCACAGAAACACCAGTAGCTGACTTTGGAGTTTTATCACAAGAATTCGATCCAGGGAATTTTCCAGGAGGGTATGAAGTGTTAAGTTTTAACTCTCCACTTACCATCCCTTCAGGTTATAGTTTAACTAAAATAGACTATAGCCCAATAGGAAACTCACCATTTTATATTGGTCAATTTGGTGCTAATACTGGATATATAACAGCTAGCATTCAAGGCGTAGATTTATCTCATTTTGCTGTACAAACAAATGAAATATTAGCCCCTGACCAAAGTCAAGCATTTTTTACATCAAGTTTAATCCCACAACCTACAGATACTATTACATTTTATTATGAAAGTTCATCATTTGAGGGAAGTGGTTCGGTAGTAGCAAATGAAAATGTAGGAAATATTATATATGAGCATGGAATGGCAGTTTTAACTAATACATCCCTACCTCATTTAGATCTTACAAATAACCAAAACGTAACAGCATCATTTCTTTCATCAACTACAATATTAGAATCTGAATATAGATGTATGATTAGGGAAAATGAATTTAATTTTAGTTTAAATCCATCTTTGACATCAGGTAGTATGTCAATATCAAGTTCAATGGGAACCTTTAATTCTGCCGGTGAGATACTATACAACTATGTTACAGGGTCTTACTTTTCTCCATATATAACTACTGTCGGATTATATGATGATTTTCAAAATTTAGTAGCCATAGGTAAATTAGCACAACCTCTACAGACATCTACTACAACCGACACTACAATTATAATCAACTTAGATCTTTAAAACTATGAATTGGATTTATAATCAAAAGGAAATGGAGACCATCTCTGATTTTCCTGACAATACCCATGGATTTGTATATCGAATAGTACATAAACCAACAGGTAAAATGTATATAGGTAGAAAGATTTTATTAAATACATCTAAAGTAAAATTAGGTAAAAAAGAACTTAAAGAATTAGAAGGTATAGTAGGTAGACGACCATCATATAAAATGGCAGTCAAAGAATCTAATTGGAAAACATATTGGGGTTCAAATAAATTTTTAAAAGAATTATACATAAACGAACCAAAAGAAAATTTCAAACGTGAAATTATAATTTGTGCTCCTACAAAAAAGTTATTAACTTACTATGAGTTAAAATATCAAGTACTATATGAGGTTTTAGAAAAACCCGAAGAATTCTTCAATGATAATATTCTCGGCAAGTTCTTTACAAAAGACTTTGATGTGTGAGATATTGTTCGTATATTGCGAACTATGATAAATGAACTACTGGTTAATCTTGTTAATTCTACATTAGGTTCTGGTAAAAGAACAGCTAGGGGCAATCAAGCCCATAAATGTCCATTTTGCAACCACCACAAACCTAAACTAGAAATAAATTATACCGAAAACAAACAAGGAAATAATCCTTGGCATTGTTGGGCGTGTGATAAACGAGGCAAATCAATCCGTACATTATTCAATCAAGTTAAAGCATCCCCTGATAAATTTGAAGAATTAAATAAATTAATCAAAACCGGTTCTGAAGTTAAAGATTATGTAGTTGAAAAATCTATATCACTACCTAAAGAATATAAATCTTTAATATCAAATAATGATTTAATAGCACGTCATGCTTTTGCTTATCTTAAATCCAGAAATATTCACGAAGATGATATTATAAAATATAATATAGGTTACTGTGAAAGTGGTAGATATGCTAAAATGGTTATAATCCCATCCTATGATGCCAGTGGTAATTTAAATTATTTTACAGGTCGTTCATTTGAAAAAGATCCATACATTAAATATCGTAACCCTGAAGCATCAAGAGATATTATTCCTTTTGAATTATTTATCAACTTTGATTTGCCTTTAGTAATATGCGAAGGTCCATTTGACGCCATAGCTATTAAACGAAATGCAATACCACTTTTAGGTAAAAACCTCCAACAAAATTTATTAAAGAAGATAGTTACATCTACAGTTAAAAAAATATACATAGCTTTAGATACAGATGCCCAAAAACAAGCTCTTAAATTCGCTGAATACTTTATAAATGAAGGTAAAGAAGTCTATTTTATGGATCTTGAGGGGAAAGACCCGAGTGAAATGGGGTTTAACAATTTCACTAAATTAATTCAAAAAACGTTTCCTATCGATCAATATGAATTGATGCAAAGGAAACTACAATTACTATGAGTAAAAAAATTGTATTAAAGAATTCGTACAAACGTATTCTAGAAGTATCGGATGATGCTAAACAAATCACAATGCCAGATTCTCGTTACTATCAACGTAATGGAGAATATTACCCATCTATCACTTATGTTTTAGGTACTTACCCAAAAGGTAAGTTCTTTGAAGATTGGCTTAAAAAAGTAGGATATGCCTCTGAGCATATCGTACGTAAAGCAGCTGATCAAGGTACTGAAACTCATGAAATGATTGAAGATTATTTAAATGGTAAAGAATTAAATTTCTTATCCAAATCCGGCCACCCACAATATGATACACTAGTATGGCAGATGTTTTTACATTTTGTTGACTTTTGGGAAGAATATAACCCAACATTAATTGAAGCTGAAGTACATTTATTTTCAGATGAATTGAAGGTAGCAGGTACCTGTGATATGGTATGTGAGATTGAAATTAATGGTAAAACTGAACTATGGATTATTGATTTTAAAACATCTAACCATCTACAAACTACTTACGATCTACAAACTTCAGTATATGCTAAATGTTATGAGGAATGTTTTGAGAAAAAAGCAGACAGGTATGGTGTGTTATGGTTAAAATCTAACAAACGTAAAGCCGCTCAAGGTAAGATTCAAGGTAAAGGATGGGAAATGTATGAGTCATCTCGTTCACAAGAGGAAAATCTTGATATATTCAAAACTGTAAAGAAATTATTTGATTTAGAAAACCCTAAACACAAGCCGGCATTTACCAAATTTAGAACGCAAGCTAAAAGAAAAGTGTAATATTTATAACAAAATATAATAATGAACGATTTTGATCTAAGGAAATATTTAGCTGAAGGTATGTTATTAAAAGAAGCTAAAGACAATCCTAAAGCTATTATATTAGCAGGTGCTCCAGGTGCTGGTAAAGGATCTATTTTATCTAAATTAGACATTGGGGGTTTAAAAATACTTAATGTGGATAATATATTCATTGATAAGCTCAAACAGGCTAATGTTACTTTAGATTTAAAAAACGCAACACCAGAAGAAAGAAGCCAACAAGCTATACAGATGGCGGCTGCTAATAAAGAATTTAAAGGTGATATAGCGGCTACTATTAAAGGTAAAGAATCATTTATATTAGATGGTACTGCAGCTTCATACAACACCACAGCTAAGTTAAAAGCAGAATTACAAGAAGCAGGATATGATACATTTATGCTTTATGTTTATACTGACTTAGAACGTTCTTTATCTCAAAACCAAGATAGATATACAAAATCAGGTGGTGAAGATAGAAGTTTAGCACCTGCAATTGTAATGCGTACGTGGAAAAGTGTAACTGATAACCTACCTAAATATGCTGATTTATTCGGTAATAATTTTGTGGCAGTTGCTAATACATTAGAAGGGCAAAAAATCCAAGATATAGAAAAAATTATAAAAAAATACCTTGATCCATTTAAACCTGAAGGAACACTACCAAAAACACCAGCTCAACAAAAGAAATCAGATGATCAAAAAGCAGAATTAAACGCTGAGATTCAAGATATGTTAAGCGATGAATTCTTATATGATGTAATTGAATACACTATGTCTAAAGAAGAGGCACAAATGCGAATAGAAAAATTCCTTAATTCATAATGAATCAATTATCCCAATATTTAGTAGATGGTATTCTTAATGAAGGAGAAGATTCTTTAGGTGGTGTAGCTTTATTTGGTGGTGGTTTTAAACCACCTACAAAAGGCCACCTTGATGTTGTTTTACAAGGTTTAAGAGATAACCCTGAAGTAAAACAAGTACAAATTCTTGTAGGTAGTAGTGAACGTAATGGTGTTACTCAAGAAGAATCTATCAAAATTTGGGAAATATATAAAAGATTTATCCCGGTTTCTACTCAAATAATTAAAGTTCAATCCCCGTTTTCATACATTAAAACATATTTACAGGACCATCAAGATGAGAATGTTTATATCTTTATTGGTGCTCGTTTGGGGAATGAAGCAGATGATAAAGATGTAGCTGAACGTAGTGCTTATGCTAAAAAATATAGCGATAAAGCTATACCCGTTGAAATTATTACAATTGGGGGCGTTAGTGGTACTAAAGCTAGACAAGCAGCACTATCAGGTAATAATGAAGAATTCATTACATTCTTCCCAGAGCAACTTACTGACTCTGAAAGAGAAGAAATCATTCAAATGGTATCAAGTGTTATCAAAGAAGTAAAACTTCCAATAAATGAAAATGCTTCATATAGTAAAGAAATAGATGTTAAGGGTAAAATAGATCAATTAACACAACATATGTTAGATAAAGGGTACAATATTGAACCTTTACCTACAGTTGAATTTGTTGATGGGGATAGCGAAAACGCACGTGATTTCTTCGGTAAAACAGCGTATTATAACCCGAACAACAACACCATCGTGTTATACACCGAAGGCAGACATCCTAAGGATATTGTACGTTCATTTTCACACGAGATGGTTCATCATATCCAAAATCTAGAAAATAGATTAGGTGATGTTTCAACTACAAATACAATGGAGGATGATAACATTGATAAGCTTGAACAAGAAGCTAACCTAAAGGGTACAATGACATTCAGAAATTGGACTGATAGTTTAAATGAA